CTGAAATAACCGTATTTGCAAAATATTGAATTGTAAATGTTGAATTCCACCAACCACCGAATGTACTACCTGCTTTAGTAGTTGTAGGAAGCGGACTAGGAAATGCATTTACACCTGTTGTTTGTGATACTGCACTACCACCATTAGCGTTATATGTTACGTTAAAGCTGGTAGCAGTCCATATAGCGTATAGCGTTGTATCAGCTGTTATCTCTTGAAAATCATTAGCGTTTTTTCCTGTTTCAGCTGAGGAGCTTAACGCCCAGCCTAGAAAAGCGTAGCCTGTTCTAGTAGGGTCAGCTACGTTTCTAGGGTTATCTCCAGTTTCAACGTACTGAGGAGCTGGAGCTGTTCCAGTTCCACCATTAAGATTAAAAGTAACTATAACTGTATCTATAACCCTCTTGTATAGTCCTGCGTTATAACCTCTATCATTTTTAGCTACTGTTATCGTTGCTCCATAAGGGACATAAACGATATCAGTATATACAATACTGCTCGTACCAGCTTGTATATTATAAGAAAATATCTTTACAAGGTCGCCACCTGTTTCGCTGATATAACCTAAAATAACTAAATTCTCATCTATGGTATTAAATGTTCCAAACTTCCCACCATTGTCCCATTCCATCTCGTTGTAAATACTAGCAGGATGTGAGCTTGAGTAAGCAGGGTTAATTAAAACCCTATAATCTGTATCAACATCTACACCAGCTACTAACCCTACATCAGTAGACCTCACTGCTGTGTAACTACTTGGTATTGCCATATCGTTTTCAACCTCCTTGTCATTTGAAAATATGAATGTAAATAAACTTAGTAATAACAATAAAATTTTCAATTATCTTACACCTCCTTGTATATTAGAACTTACATATATAGTAGTAGGTTGAAGTATTAATGATTTAGTGTCATAATCAGGCATTAGTGGTATACCACTACCATAAATTCTTAACATCTCTAATCTTACTTCATCATTACTTATACTATTAATATACATTAATGTAGTCTCATCGCTCCAATCATTTACATCACTTAAACTCATATTTAATAATGTAGCAACGTGTTCTTTAACAGTCTCACCAGCAAGTAATTTAATATCATATAAATAACACTGTTCCATCCAACTCTTAGTATTAAATTCTTTAACAATTCTAAAATTATATTCTTCCCAACTCTCAACAGTTACTACTCCATTAACAACAGTATAATTACTAACATATTTATATATTCTATTACCATCAGATTCTTGGTCAGTATAAAACAAATAATTTATTATATCAAAATCGTCACCTTTATCAAGAACCATTTTACCATCATTATCAACGCCGTAATAAGCAATAGCTTCTTCAATAGTAAAACCTCCTAAATATAATGCTTCAGTACTTATAAATTTTTTAAATGATTCATCTGTTAAATCTAACCAATATGTTTTACGAAAATCACCTTGTTGTTCATAACGTGCAGCTGTAACTGTAATTGCAATATATGGGTTTTGAATACTTTTTAATATCATGTAAGGGTCACCATCATCGTTTTTTACTTCAAAATCAATAGTCCAATTCTCACCTCTTTGAATGTATACATCATTACCTAATATTTTCATTAAACATTACCTCCTGTCATTTGTGCAACATTTGAACTTGAAGTTCTTTTAGTTTCTGCACTATTCTTTTTATTTGTAGTATTTACATTAGCAGTATGTGTTTTCCCATTTCCTTGTGGACCACTATTACTACGAGCTCCACCTCTTTGTTCACCTTGTTGAGATAACATTTCTACTGCCATGTTTAATACTTCAGGACTCTGCATTAATGCTTGTTCTAATTCTGGAGGTAAATGTTGTTCTGTATCTTCTATACCTGCTAATACAAGTTTAGCAAGAGGGTATTGCATACTCTTCAAGATATTCCAATAAAGTTTTTGTACTCTTGGGTCTTGAACATTACCCATAGTTCCCATTGAAAATTGTTGTAATGTTTCTTGCCACATTTGTACACGATTATTAGATAATGTAGCAGCAGGGTCTGTACTATATGCAAAATCATCATTATAATAAATATTACCGTATTTATCTTTTCGCAAAAACATATATTTATTCCAAAGCATTTCTTCTACTTTACCATTAGGTAATATTTTTACGAATTTACGAGTTTCATCACTAAATGCTAACAAATATTTTAACATTAAATCATAAACTTCTGCAAATGATGCTGCTTTTGTAACACGTAAAGATTCAAGTCTACCAGCTGAACGCGCTGCACTAAATTCTTTAGCTTTACCTGAAATTGCAGTAGCATCTACCTTACCTTGAAAACTCTCAGTAACTCCTGATGCTGAACGCGCATTTTGATAGAATAGTTGTGACGCATTAACATCTTGTGAAACATCAGCCAAAATTTGTTTTGATTGAACCATTTGTGCTTCTTCAACACTACGTACTCCAAATACTTTAAAAGTATCATCCTTATCACTCATTTTTAGTTTATCAGGTTTTGTAACTACAGTACCTGATTTCATTATTTTTTCTTCAACTTTTGTTAACATTTTATTAATACTATCTTGCATATCTAACAAAATATAACCAACTTCAGATATTCCATATAATGAGTCTAAAGAACTAATACTGACTCTAGGAATAAAAGGAAGTTGTCTTACTCTATAAAATGGTATTTTTGTGCCTTCTTCTAAAAATACTTCGCTTTTTGCATTTTCTGTAGGGTCATCAGTTTCACCTGCTTCATATGGATTGACTAATCTTTCTAAGTTTTCTGACAATATTTCTTCAGTAGCATTCTCATATACAAATTCTTTACTACCACAAACACCACAATGTTCAGCAATAGGAGTTGTTGCACCACATTTTTTACATTTACGCAATTTACGTATTTGCCAATCTTCATCCCAAGAAATTACTTGTTGACTACTTGAAGCATACATAAATCTACCAATAATACCATTTTTATTTTTATAATAATAAGTAATTACTTTAGCAGTATTATTACCATTAGAGTCAGATATAATTAATCTACCGTATAAATCATATATAGTTGCTAAACTCATTTCTTTTATTTCAAAACAATAGTTCATTAACTTATAATTCATACAACCTGGTTCTGGAACAACTTGGTCTGCAAGTAATACTTCTACTCTTAAATCACCACTACGTTCGTGATTACTATCTAAACTGTCCCAACAAATTTTATACCAACTAGTTCCATCAATATATGTTGCTCTCTCACTACGGTCATTTTCTTTCTCAGTCAACATTCTGTCCATTTCAAACTTTAAATAATTCTCAGTAATATCAATTAAATCGATATCATCTGCACGTCTTGGTGTAAGTCTTGGCATTGGTATTGTATTGTCTACTTTACTCTCAATTAATTCAAATATTACTTTTTGAAGTTGTTTACTCTTACGATTACTTTCTTCACCTGTTGTTTTACTAAGTGCGTTCAATGTACCTAAATAAGCTTTTCTCCACTTGTCTAAATTATTAGGTTTTACATAATCAATACCATCTCTAACTCCTTGCGCAATACAAAAAAGAGAATTTACTTTTGTAACCATTGCATTCTCTTCATCAGTATTAGCATATCTTTCTCCAACTTGATATTGGAGATATAAGTCTATTCTGTCCATTTACATACCTCCATCTCTGTATTCTTCTGGAGCACCATAAGTTTGTATAAATTTTTCTTGTTCTATAGGTGTCATCTGCTCAAAATCTTCCCACATGTCTGGATACCATTTTGTATAACGAATATATCTATGTTCCATTTTAGGCATCTCACCAGTTATAAGTTTTATTAATCTAATAGTACCTTGTGTGTCTTCATCAACCATATCATCATGTTTACCATAAGGAAAAGATTTATGTTGCTGAATTACTTTCTCTCTAGCTGTCATTGTTGTTTTTATATGCCAATCAACATCTTCTTCATCTAAATCATCAGCAATATAATAATTACCTGCATTTACAAAATGTGTTATAGCTTGTGCTCTAGATACTTTACCACCCATAGGATTTACAGATACAACAGGCGGTATTCCTTCTATATAGAATAAAGTATCTATAATAGCTGGACCATTTGCTTTATCTTCAATTACCAATTCATCGATTTCTGGAAATATTTTAGCTAAATTTTTAATTTTTGCAACAGTCTCTGTAAAAGTTAATCTTTTGTTTACCTGATGATACAAATAAATACCACCTTCAAAAATTCCTCTAATACCAATAGCTACAAAATCATTATCTTCACCACCTTTAAATGTTCCATCAACTGACATCTGAAGATACTCAAACTTTTTACGCCTTTTTATTTCTTCTGATGTAAGTGAATCTCTATCTTTTTCTAATACAAAATCACTCTTCTTGAATGACTTGTATGAATTAGAGTCAAACATATTACCAGTTGCTGAAGTAGGTCTTCCTTGATACAAAGATTTCCATACTCTTGTTCCTTCAGCTGCAATTACAATAGATTTCTTACTCTTTAACCACTCATTCGTATTTGCAATTTTATCTGGAAGTTCTGGGTCTCCTAAATGTGGACCCATTAATGAATCTCCTAGTTTACGACCAATTGGGTCTGGACCTTCTGCCATTGCATCTTCATCATACTCACATGGTAAATTTACATCTTTCCATATAAATTCTGACCAATTTTCTTTAACAAACCCAATAACATCATTTTCTACCCATCTTGTCTGTATAACTATCAATTTACCACCAGGGTATATACGAGATTGCACTGATGGACCCATTTCTCCCAAAATACCTTTTATAACTACTTCAGAACTAGCTTCTTTTGCATTCTTAATTGGGTCATCTATGATAAAAAGCTCAGCTCCATAACCAGTAATACCTGCTTCAAGACCACCTGCACGACAACGACCTCCACCCTCAATTGCCCAAAGCTCAGCTCGTTGCAAAGAAGTATCAGCATTTTGATTAAAAATGGTTGGTGCATATCTATTGAACTTATCTCTACAAATTTTATTAAAACCTTCAGCAAAAGTACTCTGATAAGAACAAATAATTACCTCACCTCTAGGATTATTACCTAAAAACCATACAGGAAGTGTCTCAGTTATCATATGAGACTTTCCATGACGAGGTGGAACGGACAATAAAAGTATATCTAA